GGTAAATTATTTTTTGGAATTTTCTAAAAAAGTACTTGACAATGACTTCAATTTTGTTTACAATAACTAGCATTGCCTTCTTTGTATTGTTGGCATACTCTGTAGAAAAACTATCCGAAACTTACTAATGGATTTTAATATTACTCTTCGTACACCTGATGGCACCGAAAGTGTTATTCAATGTGAAGATGATCAGTACATCCTTGATGCTGCTGAAGAAGCAGGTGTAGACCTTCCTTCTTCCTGCCGTGCTGGTGCTTGTTCTGCCTGTGCTGGTAAAGTTATCTCTGGTTCTGTAGATAATAGTGACCAAACTTTTCTTGATGATGAACAACTAGAGCAAGGATTTACACTTCTCTGTGTTGCATATCCCACTAGTGATGTTACCGTTCTGACTGAACAGGAAGAAAATATTTAATGATGAACAAGTTTTATCTTTTTTCCAAAAAATCTTGCGGACCTTGTGCTTTAGTTGAGAAATACTTTAATAACATTAAAGTAGATACTAGTATGATTGAAAAAATTGATTTGGAAGATTTTACTGATATTCCTATTCCACAAGAAAATCTAGATCTTGTTAAAAAATATGGTGTGACTGCAACACCTGTATTAGTTATTACTGACAGTGAAGGTAATAAACTTGTACAATATGTTGGGGGTATGGGAATCACGCAAAACATTAGATCTGCTGTAGAAAAATATGCCTAACCCCAATCAACTACGCGAAGATATGCAAAAGCTGGATGACATGTATGAAGAACTTCTATGGCATCCTGACGATGAGTTACAATTTACTCACGATGGTCAAAAGATCATCATCACAAACACTACACTGGAGAAAAACCAATGAAATTCGGATTCACCCCTGAGGCAGAGATCCTCAACTCCCGTCTGGCAATGCTCGGTTTCGTGATTGCTGTCGGAACTTATACCCTTACCGGAGATTTAATTCCTGGTATTTGGTAGATTTAATAAGCAACTACTTATTTTTATAAATAATTAAAAGTAGTTGCGTAATATATGGAGAAATAAAATGATGTTATTAGCAACCTTTATGTTGGGTGCTTTTATAATTCATGCTGTATTTTCGGAAGATATTGACGATGACGATGATCATCAAGGAGGAATGATGGTTCCTGCTTCTGTCTACACCCCTTGACAACCTAAATAAAATACGTTACTATAAGGAGACCCAATGGTCTCCTATTTTTTTATATGTTAAAACGAGTTCTAATATTTTTGAGTTTGGGACTTACGAGTTCTGCTGGTGCTTACCCGAGCATCAGTCAGATTGACGCTCCCCCCACTGTTGATGTCAGCGTCAACAAAGACAAGGCAATCGCTCTTGAGGTGGACAACAAGACTTGGACTTGCCCCACTTGCTCCCCCAACGAACAGTATGTCCTCGAACAACTCCAAGAACACACCAAGATCTCAGATCGTAATGCTCTTGCAACGATCATGGGTAACATTAAACAGGAAAGCAAGTTCATTCCCAATATATGCGAGGGAGGGGCTAGAGTTCCTTACGACCGTTGTTATAGCGGTGGTTACGGACTGATTCAATGGACCAGCATAAATCGTTATAATAACCTTGGAAAGTTCTGTAATAAGTATGACTGCGACCCGAGCAGTCTTGAAGGGCAGACTCGCTATATGATTAACGAATCAGTCTTTCAACGTCACCTGCCCGAGTTTGAGGGCAGTGGGCAAACTGTCTCTCAGTACATGGTTCCTGCCTACTATTGGTTAGGATGGGGTATTAAAGGGTATCGTGAGCAATACGCCTACGATTATACTAAAAAGATGATTTATGTGTGATAAATACTAATAAATGATTTTATCACTATGAATAAAGTATTCTCTATTCTTTTAGCGGGATTAGCAGCAACATCTCAAGCAGCATTAGCAAAAGAAAATGGGTTTAAAGAATTCAATACTATGGGTTCCATGGGTTGCATGTTACTACAAGAATGCACCGACAATGTTAGACGAATCCGAAGTATCGAAGATATTAAATCTGCTTATCCTGATTCTATTTATTCTGCTATTGGGCATGAGATTAACCAAATGCTTCTATCCCTTGATAAGATCGGAGTTATGGTTTTTTTAGCAGATCAAAAATATTTTCCAGTTGGGCATCGTGGTGTTTATCATACAGTTTCTAATAACTTTTTTCTGAATGATGCTTTTATGCATCGACAATCAACACTTATGTCAGTCATGCGCCATGAAGGATGGCACGCAGCACAAGACTGTATGGCAGGTAGCATTGAGAATAATATGATTGCTATCATCAAACCAGAAGAGGATGTGCCTAAGATTTGGCGTAATATGACAGAGAAAACTTATCCTAAACACTCTGTTCCCTGGGAGGCAGAAGCATCGTGGGCAGGTAGAACTGAAGGCATGACAATGAAAGCACTTGAATCATGCGCTGCTGGCACTATGTGGACTGATTATAAACCAACACCACTTACTAATAAGTGGTTAAAAGAGAATGGCTTTATTAAATAAATAGATATGAAATCACTATTAAAGTCCATGCTTCCCAAAAAAAGAAAAGATGGTGAAGATGATCATGATTTTGATTGGAGAGAAGAAGGTATATCAAGTCTAGTGCGACTTGTTGTTTTAGGATGGACTGGTGCTATATTAACACTTAACTATGTTTCTATTCCAGGTATACCACAGCAAAAAATTGATCCAACTTTTATCGCTAGTGTTTTTACTGGAACTTTAGCTACTTTTGGAGTGACTCCATCTAAGTCTAATGGTAATGGTAATGGTAATGGTAACAACAAATCAGTAGAAACTTCTAGGAAAAAAGAAGAAGAAAGTGCTAAATAAAAATGAACTTACTACTTCGTCCTCTATCTGATATTAATAATCCTACTTGGAGTGTTATTATATCATTATTGATATTGTTGTTTGGAGTAGGTTATTACATATATACATTAATGTCATTAGCATATCAGGAGTTAGAAGATGGGGGTGATGACACCACCGAGTCGGAAGAGTTGTTACAACTTCCGAGTGATCAGCATAGATAGAGTAGTCGATGGTGGTACAAAGGTGAAAGATTTTGAGCAGTTAAGAGAAATTCGCAGACAGCATGGAACTTTAGTAGAATAAATTATGATGGGGCAAAATATTATCCAGCAGCAAGAATGTAATGGTTATGTTAGAATGGGTCCTATTGAGGGATGTTTAGGTGATTTTGGTACATTACATTTAATCTTAATTTTAAGTGCATCTGGATTATTGCTCACTATCTGGAAATCTCCCTCTATTATAAAAGAACTGAAGTGGTATAAGTGTAGACAAAGATATTATGATTTTCGTTCTGTAATGGAAAAGAAATTTTACAGGAAAAAGTAATGCAAAAAGTCATTAACACAATCGCACTTCTTTCAGGACTTGTATCACTCTCAGTAGTTGGTGGTGGATACTATCTTTATGCAAATAAGGATGCAATGATTGAAGACATTCGTAAGCAAGCAACAGAGCAAGTTACAAAAGCAATTACAGAAGCACTGCCTGGTATTATTGATGCAGCACTCCCAGAAATGCCTGAAATACCAGAGGTTCCTAACAAAACTGGTGGTGTAATTCCCTTTTGATTAAAAACCTGTGAGAAAAATGAAGTCACCAAAAGAATTATTCGAACAAAAAGGGCAGGATCTTTTAGATAGATTGGAAAGACAAAAAATAATAGAAGAACAATCTCTTAGAGACAAACAGATGTCTAAGAGGATAGTAAGTCCTAGAACATTATTTGGCGAACAAAATATAGTCGAAGAAAATATACAAGAGACTGTAAATATAGAAGAAACACAAGAAGAAGATTTTGATGAAAAGTTTAATCTGCTTCTCAGTGATGTAGATTACTTAAAAGAACGTATTGATTCTGATAAAAAGTATGGTAAAGAAATAAAGTTTTTAAAAAGAACTATTGATAACTTTAAAAAAGAAATTGATGAAGAAGAAAAGTTTGATGCAACTTATATCTACACAAATATTTGTGACTTAAAAGAAACTATTGAAAATATTAGAAAAGAAATCCCAGAAGTTCCAGAACCTATTAGATATGATAATGATTTAAAAGAACTTAAAAATATTATTATAGAAGTAAAAAAATCTATTCCAGAGGTTCCAGAAGTAAAATATTATGATGATCAGATTGATGAGTTATTAAACAGTATAAAAGATGTTAGGAGTCAAGTAGAAAATCTACCAGAAGTAAAGTATTATGATTATCAACTAACTAAGATTGAAGAAAAGATTGAAGAAGTTAATAAATGTATTCCTGTAGTACCTGAAATAAAATATTATGATGATGATATAACCTATCTTGAAGATAAAGTTGATTCTGTTAAAAAATCTATACCTGTAGTACCTGAAGTAAGATACTATGATGGTGAGATCGAACTCATTGAAAACCAGATAGAAAATCTAAAGAAAAGTATTGATACTTTACCTCAGGTAAAGTACTATGATTCTGATATAAAGTCGTTGTTAGAAAAGATTGGTCATCTTAAATCTTCTCTTTTAGATTTACCCGAACCCAAATACTATGACGATGAAATAAAATCTTTAGATTTCAAACTAAAAGAAATCAAAGAGTCTATTCCAAAACCTCAGGTTATGCCTGAAGTAAAATACTATGATGATGAAATCCGTACATTACAATCTGATGTTAATGATTTATTTAAAAAAGTTTCTTTGATTAAAATAACTGATGGAAAACAGATTGAAAAACTTCAAGATGATTATCAAAAAAATAATGAAATATTAAATGAAAAGATTAAAAACTTAGAAGAAATTTTTGAGTACTTTAATAAGTCTCAAGAAGAGGCACTAAATGAAGAGCTTGCTGAACCTCCTGAGACAAAAAATAGTGATCCATTAACTCCATTAAACCAAGAGTTCGTAACATTCAAGCAACTGCAAGATCATTACAGAACTTTTATCAATAGGATTCAACAACAAATATCTACACTAGGAGGTGGCGGTGAAACGCAACTGAAATATTTGGATGATATTGTTGGCATTTCATCTAATCCAGAAGCATACGATGGTAAATATCTAAAATATAATCATGCTATTCGTAAGTTTGAGTTTACTACTGTTGTTGGTGGATCGGGAGACTTTACTGGAAAATTGACGGGTCTATTTGATGTTGATGAAACTGGATTGGCTGATGGAGACATGATCGCTTACAATGCATCTTCAGAAAAGTTTGTATTTATTTCACCATCTACGATGGGCATTAATGCGGATGCTAACCCAGATCCTAATATGGACGACTATGGAACTTATAACTAGGTATAAATAAGATAGACATAATTTATAAGAGACTATTTTACCATGGCAAATAGATTACAACTCAAAAGAGGTACAGGAGTCCCTGGAAGTATTTTTTATGAGGGAGAACCAGTATTAGATTTATCTGATAAATCACTATATGTCGGCGATAGCGGTGCCAATGGTACAGGTGCTGGAACATCTATTGCCAATGCTGAAACATTCTTAGCAAGTCTTCAGATCCTTTCTAGAGCAACGACTGCTGGTCCAGGTGCTGTTAATTTTTATGAGGATGCAGATAACGGAACTAACAAAGTTCGTCTGATTGCTCCTGCTACAATGGCATCTGATCTGGATCTCACACTTCCAGCAACTGATGGATCTGCATCTCAGGTTCTGGCAACAGATGGAT